CCCGCATGTGCGGGCTCTCGAGCTTAACCGCTTGCAATCTTGCTCCCAACAATGGTGCACTCTTTATGTCTCGAACTACCCGATCCCGAACAAGGATCGGCCAGGCTCCGAGTGGTACAAATACAGAATATTTCTTTGGAATTAATCTGTATGATGACAACTCGAATGCCACACTCTTTGATAAAAGTGTGTGTCAGGATTCCTCTGGATATCCCGTGGTCGATTCATCTCTGATGATTCAACATACGGACATGTCCAAACTGGGCCGTATTAATGGCTCAGGAGGTACTCCGCCTTTTACTCTAGGTACCGCCGTGAATTACATTCCCGGTGGTCTCAAGAGTACGTCGTTCGGACATAATCCTACTAGTGCTCCCTCAGCTAGTTCATCGATGCTCGATCTCTTGGTCAAGACTAATCCGTCTCGACCTGATATCGTGCCTTTGACCTTGCTGCAGGACCTAGTGGATCTGCCACGCATGCTGAAGGATGTCGGTAAACTACTCAAAACGCCCAAAAGACTCCTTAGCGCCCGTGAGGGTGCTAATCAGTACTTAGGTGCGCAATTTGGTTGGATACCGCTCGTTCAGGATGTAAAGAACCTCTTAGAGCTCCAGAGTCACATCGATCGAAGGAAAGATGAGATTCATCGGCTCTATTCAGGTTCCGGGCTGAAGAGACGAACCTCCCTCGGAAAATGGTCTGCCATTACAGAGTCGAACCCTACTGTACAGTCGGGTTACGTTCTGAGTGCTACTGCCCACTTGGATATAACTACCCATGTGGAGCGGTGGGGTACCGTTAGGTGGAAACCTAATGTTACTCCAGGCCATAATCCTACCGATAAAGAACAAATTGAGTTGGCTCGGAAGATCGTTCTAGGAATGACTTCCGAAGCCACCATCAAGGGCGCATGGGATCTTATCCCATGGACCTGGGTGATCAATTGGTTTACCAATGTTCAGAATTTTGCATTGCAATATTCGAACACGGTCCCAGCTTCTCATCAGAATGCGTCAGTGATGACACATTCGAAGAGTGAGTGGGCTTATCGGACCAAAACTATAACCCCTGGTTATAGTTGGGGTGGAGGTGTCGTAACCTATGAAACGAAAGAACGTTACATAGGCCCTGGCACTGTTGATGCTCACCTCCCGTTTATTTCGGGAGATCGACTGAAGATCCTTGGGGCGTTGTTCATTCAGCGCTTCAAGCGCTGACTGTTCAACTCATCAAGGAAGCAATATCCTATGCTCGGCTCGACTCTCGTCATTACTCTTGACGGTTCCGGTGGAACTGCCAAGACCCTACCTCTTATTAACCAAGATGGTTATTCGTCCGAATACTTTTTGGACGATACAACCGTGACTTACCGCGCGAAAGTGCGGCACAGTCGTGACTCCGTTAAAGCCGGAACACAAGCGTTCGATCGTCACCAAGTGATTTTCGAGCGTTTTGTGAAGCCGACTACTGGAGTTCCCTTGGGTTCGATGACTCAGGTCCAGTACGTGATCCGAACGGATCCGAATGGCACTGCGTCTGACATCATTGATGTCAGCGAAGCCATGAGCTTTTACATGGTAAAGGCTGGTGGTATCGCAGCGAAACTCCTCGGTTGGGAATCCTAATCAGGTTCCCTTTCACCGCTGAGAATAAGGGGCGATTACACGCTTAACAAGCGTATAGTCAATGCGAGGTTCGAGTCGGGCTCGTAGATTCCAAACAAAGGAGAAGTCCTCTGAAGGAATATAAGAGCTACGAAGGATTTTTGCTAGGACTATACGAAGCTATGTTAAGTGACATAGCTGACCGTATGCCCAGTCTTCGTGTCGAGTGTGAACGCGATTACAAGCGTTTGCTCTCGGCAGTCGAACATCATGGAATCACATTTTTGTGTGATACCATGCCTGCTTTTTCCAAGCATCTTGATAAATGCTTGGAAACAGGACGCCTAACTCGCTCAGGTTTGTGCCATTTTCGGCCTTACCTGCGCAAGAGTACAATCCCAAGACTTTTCAAGGGACTGTTACTTCGCGTCTTCGACTTATACGGAGTGTTGAGATCCGATCCTGATTCACAGGCACTCGGTTACGTTCGTCAGCTTTGTTCGCTGGCGAAGCGTTTCCGTGTAACCTGTTCTGACTCAGCTACTTGGAGACAAGTCGATGAGTTCTTCAAGACGGATGGAGAAATCCGCCAACCTTCCCTTGATTGGGATATTGGCGATTTTGACTCTGAGCGTGCTAGTCATCTTCAGTTTGGAGATGACCTACGTTCTGAGCCGGAGTTTCCTCTCTTCCGAGAAATCGGAACAGAAGACTCTCCCTCCTCTTCCATTGATTGGGACAGATGTTTGGAGGCCGTACAGTGTACAGCCGACATTCTCTGCTCCCAACTTGGGCGGTTCGACCCGCTCGAATGGAAGACTCGGCATGGACCTGGAGCCGTCAGCGATTTGAAGGATAAGACGTACAAGTACATCTTTCCTTCATGGTCGCCTAAGCTAGAAAAGGAGTTCCCTAGTGCAGATTTTGCTTCTAGCAATTATCTACATTATGTCACTACCTATTCTCATGGTGCTGGTGGGCAGAGCCCTTTATGGGATCATGAACCACCTGCTCGACTCCTTGCTGTTCCAAAGAGTTTTACAGCTCCTAGGCTGATTGCCTCGGAACCTGTATCACATCAATGGTGTCAGCAAGCCGTTCGAGAGTTCATCATGTCTAGAGTTTCGGACTCCTGGATTTCCAAGTTTATCTCTTTTCGAGATCAAACTGGGAACCAGAAGCTGGCTCTAGAAGCTTCCCGAGACTCGTCCTTAGCGACGATTGATTTGTCGTCTGCTAGTGACCGTCTCTCTTGTTGGTTCGTCGAGCGGTGTTTCCGCCGCTCGCCGAGTCTCCTCTCTGCATTTTATGCGGTGAGAACTCGGTGGATCCGACAAGACTTGGATCGTTGCTCCCCTAAGTTTTATCGCTTAAGGAAGTTCTCGACCATGGGGTCGGCTCTGACTTTTCCTGTCCAGTCAGTAAGCTTCTTGGCTGTAGTGTTGGGGGTAACTCTCTATGAGAGGAACCTCCGCCCTACGATCAAGAATATCGCTGGCTTAGACGGGCAGGTCCGGGTCTTTGGGGATGACATTGTCGCCCCCTCAGACTGCTCGGCTACGGTGGTGGCAACTTTAGAGCGCCTTGGTTTTAAGGTGAACCCCTCTAAGACTTTCCAAACAGGTATGTTTAGGGAGTCCTGTGGGGTGGAGGCTTTCTCTGGTAACGATGTTACCAAAGTCAGCGTCCTCTCTATGCCATCCGTGTCCGCTCCTGAGTCAGTCCTCAGTATACTCGACTCCCATAATAACTTCTTTAAAAAGGGTTATTATAGGGTATGCGAGTACCTAAGGAAATCAGTCGAACGTCTGGGAAGATTTTCATTCCCTGACGTTGAGCCTGACTCAGGTGCTATCGGCTGGTACTCCTTTGATCCTTGGTCTTCCAATGTCCGGCTTAGCCGGAGATGGAACCCAATTCTTCAGAGGAGGGAGTATCGCGTAACCCTACCGCAAGGTGGGTTTACGAAGACTCCAGTCGATAGTGACTCAATGCTCCTTCAGTATTTTACTGAAGTTAATAAGCCCCCAATCTCCCGAGAGGAGAGGTTGGGTCGCTCAGCATTGAGACACCCACTGAGGTTAAGGTGGGTGTGGGCCTCAGGCTTAGCAGCCTGAGTGGAGG